CCTAAGTGAAGATATAAGACCACCTAGCATACTGCCTTGAGTAACCTCAGCACCTACCTCAGGGCGTATGAACGGACGACCCTGTGAGTCTGTAGACCTAAACCCTGGTGGTAACATACTGTCAGGCAAAGGCGCTGCTTGAGCAGGTGACGAAAGAGCTTGACCTATAGCAGTCCCTGCCCTAGAAACTAAACCGGGACCAGAAGAAGGTTCAACTACCGTTTCAGTTCCTTCTTTAAACCCTTCATGTTTTTGCATAGCGTCTAACATAGTAACCCTTTGGTCATTGCTAAGGTCACTAAGTTTTGTACTGTCAGAAACCCCTAAAGCATCTGTAACTCTTTTAATGTAGAGGGCTGTGTCGTTTTCTTTAGGAGGGGCATACCTAGTAATAGCTTCGGAGATTGTTTTACCTCTGTAGTTTTTACCTTCGAACAGGAGAGATCGCATGGCCTCCCTTCCTTCTTCATAGGTTCTAAACACAGCATACCTTCCGTCATCACCAACAGCACCTTTAGCCGTTGCAAAGTCTCCTTTTTCTACATTACCTGGGTTGTTATTTCTCCAGCTACGAAGACCTTCACGTTTGACTACAGTTCCGTCAGCCTTAGTTACAGTAGTAAAGCCAGCCCCGGCCTCAGTAACTGAGGATATACCTGAAGTAGCTCCAGCAGGTTGTACAATAGGAGGTGGAGGTGCTTGGTCCATAGTCTGTCCTTGGTTCGTAGGAGCAGTACCAGCCACTATCGCAGCAACTCTTCTAGCTTCTGCCGATGGATCGCTAAACTCCTGAGCAAGAGGAGGTAATTGACCACCAGCATCTAAAGAAGAGTAGAACTGTCGAAGGGCTGCGGTAGCTCTCCTGTTTCTTTGGGCATCTTCAATTCTTATAAGGTTTCCGTCGGACACTACTTTACTTGCGTCACCTGGACCTTGATTAGGGCTTCTTGCGGTGGTAAGCCTAACGAAATTATTCTCGGCACCTTTAGCTAAGTCACCTCCGTAGGCATAATCGACACCCACCTGAAAAGACTTCATATCCTCAGGGGTCTGACTGTTAATAAACTCAGGAGTTAACTCGTACTTACCTGTCTCTAGGTTAAACTTAGCTGTGGTAATACCATCTGATGCTCCGTCACCTACTAGACTTTTTTCTATAGAACTAAGCTGCACCTTCCTTCTGGTAAGTTCAGCAGTCAAACCTACACCTAAAGAAGCTCTAAGTAACGCTGCTTGCTCTGGGTCCACCTTATCTAGGGAGTCTAGGTTTTTAAAGATATTCCTATTTAATAGTTTGCCTAAGTCATCAATCGTTCGTAGTCTATTCTGCTGAGGTGCAGTAAGTCCTTGAGCTACACTGTACATAGAAGTAGCAAAAGCCTCTACATCTTTTTGGGAGTTAAAGTCCCAGCCGGGAAAAGAGGCTTTCTTGGCGTTACCTTGAGTAAACCTTACTAACTCAATTGACGACATCTTCTTAATTGCGTCTGAAAGCTCAGGAGGTACAATCTCTTCAGGAGGTGGAGTCTGCCCTGGAGGTGCTTTTGCTATAGCTCCAGCAGTTACACTGTTTAAATTACCCAGTTCAAAATTACTTGGCGGAAGTTTACCTAAGGCTGTGTTACCTTTTATCAAGTCATTCATATCTGAAAAGCCCATAAAAACCATTAACTGAACTGGGTCTTTAGCTGAAAGCAAAGAAATTCTTGCAAGCATATTCTTTTTATCGTCGTCAGGCATCTTTGGGTCTTGTGCAATTTTCTGCAACAGTGACTGACCCTGTTCTCCAGCATCTAGTAATTTCACTACAGTTTCGATAGAGTCTTTTAGGTTATTTCTAGAGGCGACCTCTTGCGCCCTAACTTCAGGACTAACACCTGAAGGAATCTGCATTTTAGGTGTAGCCAGTAACGCTTGATAGTTAGATAGTACTATTCTGGCATCTTGTTCTGTAGCTTTCCCTGTGTTAACCAGTGCGGTTAGTCGGCTATAGGCAGTATCCAGAAAATGTTGAATAACCCCTTGTTGGATTTCTTTTCCACCATTTGGTGCCATATATTCTGCTGCATTTTGTGTATCAGCTTGTTTCAGATTTTCAGCTAGTCTAGTAAAAGTTTGTTGCTCCTCTAAGGCTTGGTTTAAGGCTTTCTCTGGGTCCATCCCAGCAGCAATCAAAGGAGCAGCGGCAGCTTGTATTTCTGGAGTTTGAATTTGGGTTGCTTTAAACTTTTCTACTGGGTCAACACCAAAGTATGTATCAGAAGGTAAGCCTGTTGTCTGCTCAAAATAGGTTAGCATGTCTTTATCTATTGCCTGACCTGCTGAACCAAAGTTTTGGACAATTCTATTCATGTCCATTTTAAAACGGCCTTCTCCAAACTGCTCTTTATTTCGGAGAGCTATCTGAACCTCTTCTGAGAAACGAGCCAAGTTAGGGTCAGGTCTACCGCTTCTGGTCCCTCCGTATCTATTCTTAGACCTTTGGTCCTGAGCGTACAAAGACACACCCTGAGTAGCTAGGTTCAAACCAGCAGTAACTGCATCAGCACCTGAGGTTGTAACAGGAGCTACAGGACTAACAACTGCACTTGCACCTGCTTGTTCGATACCCATACCTGCTTGTGGGTTATAAAAAGGACCGGCCATTAGTTATTCTCCTCAGGGTTCTTAGTAAGTTTTCTGAACGCTCTGGTACCGTAAGTATTCTTAGGGTCCTTGAACATTTGAATATACATTTTCTGAAAGTCTTTCTGGAATGGTGACAAAGCTGATCGCCTAAGACTAACCATCTCCTTGAAACTAAAACCTGACGTAGCAATTTTAGCACTTATCTCACTAATCATTTTTCTTCCTCTTTCTTCGTCACCTTCTGAGATATAACGAAGGGCTGTGTCAGCTTCTTGACTAATTTCTTTTCTAAACTTACTAAGAGATTTTTTGTCGTTGTATACCTGACCTTTTCTTTCGTAAATTTCTTGAACAGACCCAGGAGTAAAACCGGCAAGAGCCATTAGAGCCTGACCTATGCCCATTTCATCCCCTACAGAAACACCACTTTTACTGCGGTACATACCGTTATTTATAATACCTAAAAATTTAGCTGGGTTGTTAAGACCTGATGGCTGACGAAGTACTTTAATTAAGTCCTCAGTCATTAACGCTGTTCTACCGTGAGCTAGGTCAGCAAGAGCATCAAAAACAGCACCGCCAATGTTAGTGACAATTTCACCAGACGGACCACCTATTGCTCCAATAGTTTCTTCTTCGAATATCTTTTCGTAAGTATCTAAGAAAGCACCTATAGGAGCCAATCTTGTCCCTAATCCTACCCAACCTTCTTGTCCACCTAAGGCGTGGGAGATACCATCGAAGAACCCATACTTAAGACCAACGTAAGATGAGCCTCCAGGTTCAAAACCTAATTTCTCACCTACATAGTCAGCAGCATTACCCGCCCCAAAGCCAGTTAAACCATACAGAGGAGCCATCATAAAGAATAATCGGGCTCTTTCCATTTTAGTTAGGCCCCTACCTACAAAGACTGCTTCCATAGACCTAAAGCTGTAGGAAAGCCACTGAGTAGGAACCTTCATAAGACTAGATTGAACCATAGCTCTGTCTGCTGTAGTCATATTAAACGTAAGGGTCTGTTCTCTGCTGGTTATGAACTGCCTACCAAAGTCAGACGAAGCAGATACGTTAGGGTATTTAGCTTTAAACTCTAGGAAGGCTGTATTGATAGCTGTAAGACGAGACAAACGCTCACCTGAATTAAAAGGATAAAGACCTACGTCTAAACCTTTAGCTACCGCATCTGTAACTCTTTGTGCTTTAGCTGAAAAGGAGTTGTACTTATTGCTGTTACCTCTCCATCCTGAGATATTCCAAGAAATACCTGTACCAGCTTCAATAGCATCACCTGCAACTATGTGCCTACCTGAAGTTCTAATGTACTCTAGCAGTTCTTCAGCAGTTTCTTCTGTAAGACTGTGGTGTTTAGCTAGTCTTTTAACACCTTCTTTGTAAGCCTCAGGAGTTTTAGCTGAACCTAGTAGACCTCTTTGAGCAAAGACCATAGCCGCTGCATTGAGGCCATACTTAGGTGATACAGCCATGATGGTTGTAGCGTGTAACCCTTGCATAACAAACTGAGAAATGTTCATAAAACCAAAAGAACTTTGGAAGCCAATTCTAAGGAGTGTGTTTGTAGGGTCATTAGCTAGGAAATTAAGTTTCTTTCCTTTGCCAATACCAAAGGGTATCTTACCATCAAAAATATACTCAGCAGTTTTAGTACCAAGTTGCTCCATAAACCTAGATGGCTCATCCTGCATGTTTAGCCTACGAAGAGTAATGTTTCTAAGCTCTCTCATACGGACAGCGAACTCATCTGTGCCAGTTACTTCAGCGTTTCTAAAGAGAGTTTCGTAGTCAGACTCACTTACACCACCAGCCTTCTTAAACCATTCTGACCTTTTTACTCCATCCTTAGGTAAAGCAGCTTTGACCCAACCAACCATAGCATTCTGTGTGTAGGCTTTATTGGTATAGGTAAACACTGAGTCACCAAACTGAGCAAAGGTAGAAGACACAGGGTCAATGTTATAGGTTTTACCTCCACCAAAGTCCATAAGAACCTTGTCTTGTCTTCTCATGTCATTTTGAATGTAGTCTTCTGCTGAGGTATTAGCCCAAAGGTCTGCGTTGTCTAAGTCACCACCTATTATCTCACCGTCTCTAGCTCTGTAGGCTACGTCACCTTCAATCTGGTCACCTCTATTTTTTACCCACCCTTGTTCGAAAGCTAACTCATCAAACTGTGCTTTAGATTGAATGTCAGGGTTCCAGTCGTTGTTTCTTTTAATAATCTCATCTATGTCAGAAGAACCCTCGTTGATTGCCTTTAAAACAACCCTCATTTGATCCTTAGCTACTTTAGCGTCTGCCTCAGAAAAGGTTGACAAAAGAGCCTTAACTCTCTTACCTTGCCCACCGATTACTAGGAACCACTTAGCGTTAGGGTTTATTCTTCTACCACCTGGGTTGTACCCCATAACATCAGTAGGGTCGATAAGACGGGCATTAGTAGGGTTAACCACAAAGCTCTGCCCTGTAGGTAGTGCTTGGTCTAGCTTCCAAACTGGAATGTCATCAGCTAAATCTCCGAAAACAATTTCATCATTTAATCTACCATAGACTCTTCCTTCGACATCAAGAACAATGTCTGAGTCCTTCAGTTCAGCTTTTGTAATTCTCTTAGCTGGAGTGAACACACCTGGGGCAACCTCAACAGCCCTATTGTACCCTTTGGATAGGAACCTTTGAAGGACATTAGTCGTTTCAATTAAGTAGGCAGTCTCTTCAACGGTAGCTAGATCGTGATAAGCATCCAATTCTTTTTGAGTAGCTTCAGCACCGTCAGGGTGTAGTTTTCTGTACTCATCAAAAAACTCCTCATCAGTGTACCTTGTGCGTACATGAGCATGTTCCCCATCTCTCAGCTTGGCATACACAGCGTTAAGAGTAAACTTACCTTTAGAGTCAAGAGCCTTAATTGATTTTTCGTAAGGTCTAACAATGTCCCTAACAACGGCCCTACCACCTTGACCTAATTGAGCCAAAGTAGTTAGAAATCTGTTGTCCCTAAGTGCAGCACCAGCCATAAGTCTGTTGTTAAAGAGTTTACCTACAGTTCTTCTAGCTAGGTCGTTCTTTAAGTTTAGCTCTACGCCAAGTTTATCTTGAAGACCTAAGGTGCTTACACGCTCTGTTACTTCAATGACATAACCTTTAGAGGCATCAGCGGGGTCTAGTTGGACAACCTTAGCTGTAGGCCCAAGTTTCTCAGCAGCATTTTTAACAGAGGGTGGTACTTTATACTCAATTTTAGAAGTACCTTCTTTACCTGTACCTGTACCTGTCGTTTTCCCAAAGGTTGATAGTTCATCTTTAGCTTTAACTGCTGTTCCGTCTGCTACTTTAGCTACAATACGTTCACCTTCTTTTACAGCTTTAGTTTGGATAGGAAGGTAAGCATCACCTGTTTTAGCTTTACCTAGTCTTACAGAAACAAGCCAGTTCCCTAGACCTTCATTGACTATCTTAGCGTCACTTCTAATTACATTGGTTGTGTTATCACGAATATCTTGAATAATTTTACCTGCTGCTTCTGCAATTTTTTCTTTAGTTACAGAACGTCCAAAGGCACCTTTACGATCTAATTGGTCAATCTCTTTAGCAAGAGCAGTCTCAGTTAATTTTTGTGCAAAACTAGAATTGTTAGCTCTAACAGGTTCAGAACCACTTAAATCTTGTGTAGCATCACCTCTGCCAACTACTGTCTCTGGGTCTGGCCCCCTTTCAAGAATTGTTTCAGCAGCTTTTTCTCCAGCTCTTTCTCCTTTAAGTGCTGTTACTCTACCGACTGTAGTTTTTGAACCAATAATAGAAGTTAATTGAAGACCCTTGCCAACTACTCTAGTACCGGCTGCTACAGTGCCGATGGCAGGTAAGTCTATAAGAGAAAAAGCCTTTTTAAAACCTGAGTTTGGGTCAAAACCTAAATTACCTACTTCCTCTTTAAGAGCTTCAAGCGCACTAATGCTACCACTTCTAAAGACACCTTCTTCTTTTCTTTCTTCTAGGTAGCCCTTAAACCAAGTTAAAAAGTCTTTTGGATCGCCTAGACTTCTTGACATGATCTCAGTAGTAGACCTAGTGTCTCTCTCAGTAAACGCTTCAATAGGGTTAACTACCGCCCTAACAAGTTCTCTGTCTAGGAAATTAAGCATATTCCCTACGGTGCTGTTTTCTTCTTCTGCTTCTGTAATTGCAGCTTCGACTTCTTCCAATGCCCTTTGAATGTTAACAGCTAAATTTGATTCAGCAGAGCTAACAGCAGGGTTATTAACTAAAGCAGCTTGTTCTAAAACAACGTCAGGGTTTTCTTCAAAGGCTCTTTGCTTTTCACTTAGTTCTATAGCTTTAGCTTGAACTTCATCTAGGGTTAGTCTATCTGCTTCAGCGGAGCTTAGTACTTCTCTGAGAGCATCCTGAGAGTAAGGAGCTAAACTAGCCTTAGCTTCTTCAGAAGTTTCTAACGGTTCTCCAGTAGCAACAAGAATGTCCATTGATCTTTCAGGCGTCAAAGGCATAGGCTCTGAGCTAGTCGCACCTATTTCTTCAAAAACCATTTCTTCTTCATTACCAATCTCAGGCATACGTTATTCCTTAAAGCTAGACTTAGAATTAAATTCCTTCAGGATACCCTGCCGACTAAAGATATGCGTAGTTTTGATTACCAATACTAGGTATGGTAGCCCCAGTAGGTTGACCACCCATTTGTAAACCGAAAGACGCACCTTGCATACCTAAGTTAGCAAAAGCCTGACCCATTCTAGCTAGACCCATAGCATCCGCAGCTCTTTGTTGGAACATACTAATGTTTCTACTCAAGCCTGACATCTGAGTAGAGAACCCAAGACCAGCCCCAAGGTTAGACTGTAGTGCTGTTTGACCACCTCTGAACCCTGAAGTCTCTAAGCCACCTAGACCAGCAGCAGAAGCCCTAGCTTGTGACGCAGCAATCTGTTGTTGGCGTACAGCCCTAATTCTTTGTCTTCTGGCTTGAAGTTCTTGTTGACGTTGCTGCGCTCTTCTAGCTTCTTTCTGCTGACCTGCTGCTTTTTGCTGCTGTACGATACTAAAGGCTGTACCTGCTGCTGCTACTGCTAACCCACCAGCGGCGATTGCCCCTGCATTAGCAGCAACGAATGCGCCTAGTGTTGCTGACGTAAACGCTACCATATTAAATCTCCTTAATGTAACTAGTCTCGCTAAGAGAATAACCTAGTCTTTCATAAAGTTTACCTAACCCTTGAATTTTAGTTAAGTCACTCATACCTATTTTAGTAATACCTTTAGACTTAGCCCAAGATTCGTAGGCTTTAACGAGCTTAATAGCTCCCCGGCCATCTCTAGCTGACTTACGAACGAACCAAGCTAGTTCATGGGCAAAAACTTCACTCATCATCCAAGGAGGTGTGCAAAGAGCTACGATAGTACCCTGAACTTCTCCATTCTTCTCTAAGACAAGAACAAGATAGTCTTCGTTATCTATTGCCCCTGTTAGTCTTTCTTCAATCAAATCTTTCTCGAAGGGCTTGAAGTGATCTGGACCTTCTTTAGAAAACTCATAGGCTAACATTAGAAGCTCAAAGATGTCCTCATGCGTAGCTTCTCTTACTTTAGAACCTTCTGTTGGTGGCACTTAAAACTCCATATCCAAGTAAGTGAAAGTCTTTACCTTCTTCTGACTCAAACCTAAGACGCATAGACTTACCTCTGCCTCTAATTTTAAGTCTGGTATCTACCACTGTATCAGGATACCCAAAGTCAGTCAAGTTACTTGGGTTAACAATCGGCATAGGCTTAAGCCTGTACGCTTGCTGTTGCTGTGTATTGGTCTTACTGAAATCCCAGAAGGAAGAAACTAACAATGAGCCTTCTCTGACTGGATCATAACCACTTGTTTCGTTACCTTCCCAACCAGTTTCAGTCACTCTGGAGTACACTTGGATGTAAGGTGCATTCTTTCGTAGCATAAGATCACCCATAAACTCATGCCCTGCCTCAGCAAAGGATAGGTAACTTGCTTCCCCCCAGTCCTTAAAGTCAGTATCATAGAAGAAACCCATAGTTACAAACTGACTTGAGCCACCTCTGCACAGGAACACCAAAGCAGGTTCACCTGTGTCAACAAATCTCTGGCTGTAGTTAACGACTAAGTTACCTGAGTTGGTTACTACTGTGTCTTCGTCATTATCTACAATGTTGTATGTAGTAACCTCAGATGAGAAACCTGTGTAGTACTCAGCACCAATAATCTCAGGTGTATTTGAGTTTGTGTCTTCGATCTTCCAAGGATAGAAAGCCTGAAGAGGTATGTCTAGAATTAGGAAGTTATTTAGCTTAGAAAGTACAGGCTCAGATTCGTTTGGATACATCCAGTAGATACGCTTATTGACAGGATCAAAGACTGACACGCATCTTTCAGCTTGGTCTGACTTAATCTTATCGAAGAAAGTCTGAATGGTGTTTAGGCTAATGTTATTCTCTGAAGCCTGGAAAGTCTGACCATCAAACCCAAGAGTATGAATACCTACATCACTCCACCAGAAAGGAACACCATCAGCAGAAACAAAGGTATCCCTATTGAACAGACCAATAGAAGAAATCTTATTGACAGCAAACCCTGTAGCTCTGAATACGTCATCAACACCTTTGATCTGCCATACACCATTCTCAGCAAAGACAAAGATACTATTATTAAACGGATGTAGCTTACGAATACCATAAGCCTCAGCTATTCTGATTACACCTCCGTCGTCATCTAACAAATCAGAGAAGTCCTGAGACGTAGGATCATTTTTCTGTAGGCACTCACCAAGGCTAGAGGCATCAGCAGAAACACTAGCAGAAGCCCCTTCAGTAACGGCTGAAAAAAGAACTACGTTACTGTCGTCATGCCCACCCTTGTTAAGACCTGAGTAAAATACTCTACCACTTAGTGTAGCTACAGTTGAGAACCTATCAAAGATTTTTTCATTAGCTAACTCAGGTGGTAGTCTACGAACACTTCCATCTGCAATCAAAGGAACATTATCTAGAGGTGATCTAATTCTGTTAAAGAAGTTAACTACGTTTAGTCCATTGCCTATCAAAGAAGAACCAGCTTGTATCTGCTTCCATTCAGCCGTAGTAAAAGCCCCTGCTGCGTTAATACCTGCAAACCAAGAAAGGTTAAGAGCAGGGAATTGTCCTTCGTCTGTGCGGTAAGTCTTTAAGGCTGCACTACCATTGCCTACGCCAAACCAACCACTGTTAGATGTGTCATAAATTCTTTCAGCCGTTACATCTAGTTCAGCTACTGGGTCACTAAGTGTGGACCTGGGGCTAAGATACTTAAAGTCTCTAGTTCTAAACTCAATCGGTTCGACCTTAAAACTCCAAACGTCAGACCCTGTGGAGTTATCTAACTTAGCTATGATAGCTGTAGTTTCTGCCTCAGGGTGGGCAATAACTAAAATACCTGAGATAGACGTAAAGTCACATTTGTGGTCGTTGAAGTCACCCCTACCTGAGTAGTCAAAAGACCTCATGTCAATGGATGTTTGTCCAGTCTGACTAAGGAAGTTACCGTCAGTAGATGTCCAAGAAAAATCTGTTAGTTGAGTACTTGAGTAAGGTGCATTTTCTTTGTCATAGAAGTAAATACGACTGTTGACCTGAACTACTAGAAACTCCTTCTCAGGAAACCCAGCTACGTTTGTCCAAGTACCTGTAGAAACTATATCTTCGTCTTTAACCAAAAAGGAAGAGTTTTCAAAGTTAGGTTCAAAGGCAATTCCTTCTCTTCTTTTCCTGCTTCCATCCCTTTCGAGTAGACAATTTAGTTCATCAACTGAAGCATCCGCAGGAAAAGTAAGCTCACCAGCTTCAGTAATTAAACCTTTGATAAATGTGTTAGTTACCTTCTGGTTCAAAGACTGGGGCATTAGTTTTCTTTTCCTTACGTTTGAGTCGGTCTTGTGCAAACTGCTCGCGTTTTATTGTAGGGCTAAGAGGTAGGTTGTTGTCATAAGCCTGAACTGCTTTCTTAGCTAAAGCTATCGAACTGTACTTGCCTGATAGTTCGTAGGCTACTTTGCCTTTTGGAGCAGCAATCTCAAAGAAGATAAAACCATCTTTAGACTTACGAATAGTCAACTCTTGTTTTAGCTTACTTAGTTTACAGACACAGGTTTGGTTAACTGTATCTTCTTCAAACTCTACCATGTTATCTTCCGTACTTGTTTCTTACGTTTTCTTTCTTAGTCCTGAACATGTCATTCTGAACGTAGGACTTAAGACGCCTAGCTGCTTGTTCTACCTTAGGGTCAGACCCTGACTTAAACAATGAGAAGGCTACTGACTTAGACTCAGCTAACAAGTAAGGGAACAGTGTGTCATCTAGGTCAGGTGTAAAGGTGTCTGAGATAGTGAATGTAGGGTATACCACCCCGTAGGCTTGGGTCTTACTGTTCTGAAGGGTAGACTCTACTGAGCTTTTGTAGGCGTCCATAACAATGTGTTCATCATCAAAGGACGTATAGAACGAAGGCATTCTGTCGTTTCGAATTATTAACTCAGTTCCTGCTTGAACGTCAGGTACAATTAGAGTGTTGGATGTATCTACATTGCGGGTGACAAAATCCCCAGGTTCAATAAACTTAACTTCCCTGTAGTTAGTTCCTGTGGCTTCATCAATGTTGTATCTAAGCCAATAGATTTCCTTGCCAACGTACTTAAAGTGAGTAGGCTTAGTGCTATCAGAAAGAGACGTAATCTTAATTAACTGTCTATGCTCAGGGATATCCCTAGCTGAGATAAAGTTGAAGTAGGTGTCTTCGATTACAGATGCAATTTGCTCAGCCTCAATCGAGTCACTAATACTGTTGACTGGCTCTGAGTCCATGTCACTTAAGATACTTTGGACTAGCTCAAGGAGAGTTTTCTTCATTACGGGGTAACTCTTTCAAGAAGGATTGCAACATCTAAATCCACATGGGAACTAGGCCCACCGTTACCTTCAATCTCAATAGCCGTGTTAACTGCAAAGGTATTATTAGACGAAGGGGTTAACGTATCAATGTCACCTGCGGCAGACCCTGACTGAGTAACTGTAATAGTACCCATAGAAGCTGCTGCGGCATTCTTAAATGTAAGTACTAAGTCACTTCCTGAAATGGCTGCGCTTATTGCTGTAGTAATATGTACGACTCTACATGCTACAGGAAGAGGGATGTACCTATCAAATGAGCCTGAAATGTCAGTTATCTTCTTGTTAAGGAGTAGGGTTTGACCTTTCCAAGCACCTGAACCTGAGCCGTCAGCTACATATACGTCTTCAGAGTTAGCTGTTTCTACTCCTTTAGGTTCGTGTAGGTCAGCACCTGTTAGACTAGAATGAGTTACGTTAGCCATTTACTGCTCCAAGTTAAGGTAGAGGAGGAACCCCAAGTAATCCCTGAGGCTCCTCCCCTTAGTTGTTAGACTTCGATATATTCGATTACCAGTTTAGCAGCACCAGCCGTAAAGGCAGCAGTACCGTAAACAACCGACATATACGCATTAGCCGCACCAACCGTAGCCGTGCCACCAACAAGAGCGCCGTTACATACGACAGCTTTGTTAGCAGCCAAGTCAGCAACAGCGATAGCCGCGTCAATACCATCTGCATCAATGATACTGCCGTCAGCCTGCTGAAGACCAATACCCAGAGTAGCGGAACCACCTGAGGTAAACGCCGTGGTGACAACCAAAGAGGCTTTCGTGATGTAAGAGCCAGCAGGAATGAACGCATCATTCGGCTGTGGATTAACATCAGAAGTACCTAGCTTAGTTGCATCTTTAAGTTCAAAGACCATAGTCTTAACACCGTTCTGAGCGTTAAGGCCATTGTCTCTAGCTGCACCTTGAGCGTTGTTAGTGATAACAAACAGACCGTCTGCATTAGTATAAGACATAATTTAATTCTCCTTTCTTATACCACAGAAGGCTTGGAAGCAACACGAACCATGTTCTCAGGCCGGTACAGTTTAACACCATAACGGCTCGTCGTAACATACTCGTGACGCTGCAAGTCCTTGTTATATTCGTAGTCAACTTCTGGCATCTGACGCCACGCACCAACGAAGGGAGTGACAGTCGGAGCAGCGGAGAAGAACAAGTTTGCCTTACCGTTGTCAGAAGAGAAGTCAACATTAGAATTATCACGGTCTGGCAGAGCATTGTCAGTAACATCCGCAAGGTAGTTAGAGCAATATACGTCAAAGCCATAGATGTTCTTAACGAACGTCATGCCTGTGGCGATACCGTCTGCAACAATGCCTTCGAACCGTGGGTTATTGCTGACATTAACGAGGTTAGAGATCGTGTTGATCGTGTACTCGACAGATGGGTCAACAATAGCAACCAAAGCCTGATCGGGAACACTAGCTCTTTTCAAAGCAAAGCGCGCACGAGCAAAGTCTTCAATCGAAATCGTACCAGCAGCAGCAGCCCAACGATGTTCTACACCGTCAAGAGCTTCGTTACTGTTGGCTGCAACACCTGAGTCAGCAGCAGCAAGGGTCGTCGTTTCGAAGTGAGCCATAATAGCTCTTTCCTGCTCAGGAACAAAGCGAGAGATAAGCTCTTCACTGTAGAAGGAGTCCTGTTCAGCTTTCTTCGTGATGTAAGTAGCAGACGACAGATACTTGTCCACGGAAAACGTGAACTGACCCGTGTCAAGTGGACGATATGCAACTTCGGTGTCTTCCGAATAGTCGTCAACCTGAGCCTGCCCGATGGAAGGAATAAAGAACGTATCGCCATCAGGGAAGCCCTCAAGCATACGCACATACTTCTGTGCCATCATTTCGTCTCGTAGGATTTCCTTAAGCTCGCCAGACCATACTTCGCCGCGAGTAAGGAGATCAACATTACCAGTGGTCATAGCCATGATATTTTCTCCTAGTTTTGTCTTGTTTTTACAAAGGACATACTAAAGCCCAAATCGGTTCCCTAGTCGTTTTCTATCCTCTAGTAGACTTTGTTGAACCTTAGGACTGTAGTACAGGTTTTTGTTAGTCCGTCTCAGGTTCTGGTAGTAGTCCCAGTTTCTTTCCTGATTGCCGGACTGCATGTTGACGCCTTCAGTTCTGATCGTGCCGGTGACCATAGGTTGGGTATCCCTACGTTGCTCACCGATTAGCGTGAAGAAAGCTGTAGGAGACTCAGTTGCGATATCTTGAAGACGGCTTACTGGCATACCCAATGCTTGTGCCTTCTTCTCAATTTCAACCTTGGCCTCAGTTCCATACATCTGTTCTAGTTGCTGGTTAACAGAGTCAATGTTTTGTTTAGCTGTACTCTGTTTCTCACGTTCTGTTAGCGTCTGCTCAACAAGGCTTTTAAGTGTGTTCTCACTTAGGTCTGGCGTGGTATTGCCTGCTTCAGTGCCACTAGTATTATTGTTGTTGGACTGTACTTCAGTGTTTACGTTAGTGGTATCCGTAGCCCTATTCTGAAGTTGTTCGAGCAATGACTTGGCATAATCCTGTTTACCTAAATCTTCTTTGAGTTCCTTAAGTTGGGACTCAAGAGTACTAATGTAGGTATCAGCTTCTAGTTTACCTTTAGCTAGTACCTCAGGGTCACTCCATTGCTCTCCCTTAGTCTCGACGAGTTTGCCTAAAAATGAATCCTGTGGTTGGGTTTCAGTTTCAAAAGCTGACTCTGTAGCCTGACTACCGTCTGTGGTTTGATCGGAGCCAGTGTCAAAAACGGACATTGTTAATCCTTTTTGTTTAGATCAATTAGTTCAAGAATATCTTCAAGCACTCGGTTGTACTCGTTGACGGCGATTTGACGAAACTCCCAATTAGGTGTCTCGTAGTCCCTAACACCATCTTTCTTTTTGTAATGAGTGTTAAGAATTTCAGTTAGAGCTTCGAAGGCATTTCTGTAATTAAGAACTTCGTACCTTCTTTTTTCTTTGTCCTCAGATTTAGTTCCTCTGAACCAAACTTGTTTCATTAGATACCCATCTCTTCTTGTGTCATTAGGTTCTCTTGATTAACCGCTTCAGCATTCTGCATCTGGGTTTGAGTCTCAAGTTGTTCAGAGACAGAGATGTTTTCACCAAAGAGAGACGCCTCACCAAGTTCTTCAGAGATGATCTTAGCGAACTCCTTACCTGAGAGATGAGCAGAAACGGTGGGGTCAGCAGCTTTGATTTGAAATAGTTGAGTGAGATTTTGAACACGCCTGGCCCTTTCGGCAAAGTGTCTAGCGCCAACAGGTACAATTTTACCGGAGGCAATAATGTCATCCTTTGTAATGTCTCTAAAGAAAGCAACACCTGTAGCATCATCAATAACTTTAATAGTGTCACTGAAGTTCATGTACCGTCTTGCTGTCTCAAGCATTGAGTTTAGAATTGGTTCGAGGAATACTCTTTCGAAGTGAGCAGTCTTGTGTTCGAAGATACGAGACGCAGCATTCTGTAGAGACTGGACTTCGAAGGCTGTCTTTTCACCTGGGGTTCTGATACCCATAGCTTGTCTAGGTGCGCCAGCCATTTCCTCCATCTTGTTCTCTAGGGTCTGAATCTGGAGGTCAGCGTTAAGTGCTGTAGCGTCAGGTACTAGGTAGCCTACGTCACCTTCTTCACCTAGATAGATTCTAGTTCCAGGTTCAAAGTCGAAGTCTTCTACGTCACCTCTGATCTTCATAACTGGGTAAGCAATCTGATCGAATACGTCAGCTTTGAGGTTTTCTAGGTGGTCAATCCTGTACTGCATACCGACTAGGTTATCTAGTGGTCCCATAGCGTAGAGGTTATCAGGTCTAGGTCTCCATCCTGCGTGGAAGACAGAGGCATGTCCAAGCCAAGATGGGTTTTCTTCGTTAGATAGAATGTAAGCTCTATCAACTATTGTAATGATACGGTCTACTTGGAGTTCGTCATTCTGGTAGTCAAAAATATCGCCATAAAAAGTTAGGATTTCTACATAGTCAGATTCGTAGTAGTGCTGAATAGATGAGAAACCATCTGCAATGTAGCCTTCTGATTTGTTGAAGGTAGCGTCTGAACCTCTTACTGCTGCTCTAGCATGAAGCATTTTATCTAGGATAACCTGCATGTTTTCCTTAGCTGGGTCATCCTTAATCATTCTTTTGATTTCACCTAAGGTTTTAATTGACTTAATAATCTTAGGTGCTTTAAGGAAATCAGATGCTGCTGGATTAAAGCAAATGTCGTAAGGGGAAATACGAACTACCTTAGGACCAACGTACTGAGAAATGTAATCTCCGTCTTCTTTAATCTTGTATCTGTCTTCCCACTGTACTGTAGCGAAGCAATTACCGTATTGAATGTAGTCGTAGATTAGATCAGAAGCTGTGTTGACAAAATCAGACTGTCTAACTTTGTTTTCCATATACGCTTGGATGGTGTCTCTTTTAGACTTTACATTTGAATCAATGGACGAAGCCTCAAACCTCATCCACTTTTGCTGGGGAAACAAAGAAGCAAAGTAATTAGCATGAAGGTTATCCATAAGCTGCGTGAGCTTAGGTGTCGTAGTAGTGTTAGACCAAGGGAGCATAGCATTGCCTGTGGTCTTAGTGTCAGTTGCGTAGAGGTAGTTACGCAGTTCTTTCCACTCTTGGATTTTTGTATTACGAAGGGTGTCCCACTCACGCCACCTGTTAGCAATCTCAACCGCTAAGACCTCCGGTTCAACAATGTTTTCAATGTCTAAAGTTTCACCAGCCATTAGGCAGCACCTCTAAATCTGTTATTAGCCCAAACAATGTTGCTTCTGTTTTTTCTGTTTAGGCTAGTCGATGGTTTAATAGCCATATCAATACATGAAGCTAATGCGTCGATTACGTCATCGTGTGGTGGGTTCCTACTAGATAGCTCTTCTTCTAGTATTTGGATGTTGCCACCTTTGTAATGCCAAATCTGTAAGTTGTCGTATCTAGGTTCAAGGGTAGATGCTATACGTTCTTGCTTACTACCATGAGACTTACTAGGTCTGAACTCATCAATGCTGAGAGACAGGCCGTGGTCTTTAATCATTTCTTTTAGTTGTTTTACGATAGCTGACTGAGCTACTGTAACTTCGGCTCTGATCTTACGGAAAGACCACTTAGCATGTAGATTAAGTATGTGTTCGAAGTAGTCTGAAATTCTCTCAGTTCTGAATCTATCTATATCAATAACGTAGCAGTTATTCTCTCCGTCTACACCTACAACTACAATAGCTGTGTAGTCAGCCTTACGATTTAAACTAAATGCAAAGTCAACTGCTGCAAATACATTGATTCTACGGTCCTTATAGTACCAGTAACCGTTATCCCTTGTCAAGAACTTTCTTTCGAAGTACTGAAACTTTTCTCTTCTGACTGGTACGTTGTCAGGATCAGTAGGGTCGTTGTAGTACTGAGCTTTGAATTGGCTCTTGTCTAGGTACTGCCCTCTTTTCTTAGCTAAGACCTGACGATCAAAACCAAACCACTTTCCATCTTTACGTTTTTGCTTAGGCCAAAGGAACTCACCATTACCTTCGCCACTATCTTCGACTGCTCTCTCGTATACTTCGTAAATTGGGATAGAACCGTCTATGTCTCCGTTGTCGTCGTAAGTGTCCTCTTGCATTTGCATTAAGTCGTTATACAAATCTTTGGGATGATACCTAGTACCTACAACCCATTCCCTTGAGTTAGCTCCTTCGATGGATGACAGCAAAGAGTATTGACTTTTAACTCTGTCTCGTCCTTCGTTTGTGTAGGCATTCTCGTATACGACTGCATCGTCAAGTACTGCGATATCACAATGCAAACCTGTTAAGCTAGTAGTTAGGCCACCTGTAAAGACGGAAGGATCACGGATGTTCTCTTCTTTCCTTAGTGGGTGGTCTAGACAAATCTCAGATGTCGTCCAACGGGTGCGCTTACCTTCTTCTTTGTGGACATGTTCAGGCCAGTATCTCTGATAGGTATCAGATGTAAGGATACCTTTGATGAACGACAACTGTTTCTCAGCTAAGTTTGCTGTAGCTGAAATGTATAGAATCCTAAGTGTTGGGTCTTTAGTTAGTTCCCAGGCTGCTCTGAATGCAACTAACCTAGACTTACCGTGGTCACGAGGAAAGAGTAGAAGCTGATGTGACTTATTGTCTTGCCTAGTCCACCAGTTAATTACATCTTCGTGACAAATACCTAACATCTGCTCAGGCGCAACCAACTTAATAAATACTGAAAGGTCAGCTTCAGCAGCTAGTCTTACGTCGTCTAATGATGGTTTTTTAGGTTGCATAGTACTCTTTAAACTGGTTGTTTCTTAAGCTCAAGAAAAGGGTACGAAGAGCAACCAGCATACCAAGAAGTTATTTCTTTTACCTCAAGCCTGTAGTTCATAATCTGCTGCACTACCTCGTAGGCTGGACACTCAGTGACTTCAGATAACTTTGTTTCGTATGAACCATCAGGTAGTGTAACAACCAACAACAGTAACAGCTTTGATACTAGACCTAATTCCATCATCATTTTATGATCCCATTCCTCCAATTACACGATCAGTTTTTTCATAGACCACAGAAAAATCACATCCATAAGCCGGGCAAATTTCAATTTTATTAGGTAGCCCATTGTTATCTTTGTTTCCAAGTTCATTAGAGATAAAGTAATGACCACTGTGTTCGGGGTTTCCATGTTTAATCAGTCTGTCTAACTTTTCAAACTTTGCTAACTTCTTGCGAAGTAGTAGCACTTCTTCATAGTAATCTTCAGTCATTTTCAACCCCTTGTTTTAACTCTTAATTTCAGGATGCCTGCCATTATGCATGTGAGATAGTTTGTCTACATGAAACTTAAGACTAGCTATGTCAG